TTACTAGGTGTAACAGATAGACATCTCCGTAATTTGGCAAATGAAGGAATAATAAAAAAAACGGAAAATGGAAAGTATTTATTTTTAGAAAGTGTTCAAGGCTACATTGAGTATCTGGAACTAAAAAATGATGCTGATGTAAATCTTAAAGATGAAAAAATAAAGGAAGAAATAAAGAAAATAAAAAAGGATACAGAACTGAAAGCATTGAAAATCTCAGAACTGAAAAATCAGTTGCATCCAGCAACAATAATTGAAAAAGTAATGACAGAAAGTCTTATGAATTTAAAAGGAAGGCTATTATCACTATCAAATAGATTAGCACCTCAATTAATAGCTTTAGATAATTTAGGAGAAATACAAGAAGTCATTCAAGATTCAATACTTGAAACATTAGAAGAACTTAGTGAATACAGTCCAGAGCTGTTCAAGAATAAAAATTTTATTGAAGATAATGAAGAAGAAGAGAGTGTGGAAAAAGTTGAAAAGCGAAAACGTGGTAGACCTAAAAAAAGCAAATGATCTGTTTAAAAAAATATTTTCAGTTTTAAAACCTCCTCCCAAACTTACAATAGATACGTGGGCAGATATGTATAGAATACTAAGTTCAAAAAGTTCAGCTGAACCTGGGAAATGGCGAACTGATAGAGTGCCTTTTCAACGAGAAGTTATGAGAGCTATATCTGATAGAAAAACAGAAAAAGTTATAATGATGTATGGGGCTCAGTTATCTAAAACCGAAATTCTCATGAATACCTTTGGGTATTATGCAGATTATGAACCTTCTCCAATAATGTTTTTAATGCCAACTAAAGATATGGCACAAGATTTTTCAAGTACAAGATTGAATGACATGATTCAATCAACACCACAACTTAGGAGTAAAATTATTGAAAATGATAATGCACGAGATACAAAAAGACAAAAGGAATTTGCTGGTGGGTATATCGTTCTAACTGGAAGTAACTCAGCTGCAGAACTTGCGAGTAGGCCAATCAGAATTTTATTAGCTGATGAAATAGACAGATTTCCATATGATGTTAAAAAAGAAGGAGATCCGTTGAATCTGGCAATAGAAAGAACAAAAACATGGCCAAATAAAAAAATAGTCTTAACTAGTACCCCTACTGTAAGAGGAGAGTCAAGAATAGAATTAGAATATGAAAACAGTACACAGGAAGAATTTTATATCCCATGTCCAAAATGTGGAACTTTGCAGAGGTTGGAATGGAAAAATATTGTTTTTGAAAATGTTGGGCATAAATGTCAGGATTGTCTTGAAGTTTCAAGCGAGTATGAATGGAAAAAGAATATGATTCACGGAGAATGGATTTCAGGAAATAAAGAAATAGATCAGAAAGCAGTAAGAGGATTTCATATATCTGAGCTATACAGTCCATTTTCAACATGGAAAAGCATTATCAAAAAATTTAAGGATTCAAAAGGCGATGTACAATTAATGAAAGTTTTTACTAATACTGCACTGGGAGAAACTTTTGAGGAAAAAAGGGACAAGATAGCTTTTGAAAAAATTGAACAGAGAAAAGAACATTACGGATGTGAAATTCCTGAAAAAGTTAATGCTTTAACTGCGGGAGTGGATGTACAGGATGACAGATTAGAATGTGAAGTTGTAGGCTGGGGAGCAGATGAAGAAAGCTGGGGAATCTACTATAAAGTATTTATAGGAAATCCTGCTGAAACTCATGTGTGGAATCAGCTTGAAAGATTTTTGGACACTGAATTTACATATGCTAATGGACAGAAAATAAAAATAATATGTACCTGTATTGATACAGGAGGAAATCATACGATGTCAACTTATGGGTTTGTAAAGCCTCGTGAAATTAAAAGAATATTTGGGGTAAAAGGTGGAAGTGTCGAAGGAAAGCCTTTTATTACTAGACCAACAAAAACAAATAAAGGACAGATTTCTTTGTTTGTTCTAAATACTGATACTGGAAAAGAAACTATTATGGCCAGACTTAAAATTGATTTACCTGGACCGAGATACATGCATTTTCCGGATAATGTTGAAAGAGGATATGACGAGACATATTTTAAAGGTTTAACTGCAGAAGTTAAGATTACAACTTTTGAAAAAGGAGTAAGAAAAACTAAGTGGGTAGTGACGGGAACAAAAAGAAATGAACCTCTTGATATTAGAAACTACGCATACGCTGCTTTAAAAATAGCTAATCCTAACTTGAACAAAAAGTATTTAATAGATGTAACCGAAAAACCAAAAATACAACAAGGCAGAAGAATATTATCGAAAGGAATTTAAAATGATAACTATAGATGAATGTAAAACAATGATAAGTCTCTATATTGAAGCAGAAAAGGCAGTGATAACTGGTAAAAAATACAGGATAGGGACAAGAGAACTGGAAAGGGAAAATCTGAGTGAAATAAGAAAAGCAAGAGCGGAATGGGAACAGAGATTAAAGGATCTGGAAAATGGCGGAAAAAGAAGAAAAATAAGAGGAATCATTCCACGTGATCTGTAAAGAAGGAGAAATAAATGAATTTAGTTGATAAAGGTATTGAGTTAATTGCTCCTGTTCATGCTGTAAAAAGGGAAGTTGCAAGGCAAGTTCTTAAAAGAAACAAAATATTAAACAGAGGTTATGGAGAACACGGGGCAAGTAGCAGGAAAAAAGCTTTTAAAGGTTGGCTTACCAGTTTAGGCGGACCGAAGACAGATATATATGAATACAAGGACAAACTGGTTGAAAGGTCAAGAGATTTATATATGGGGGCACCTTTAGCAAGGGGAGCTCTTCAGACTATGCAGACTAATATAGTCGGAGCAGGACTGAAATTAAAATCTGCAATTGATGTGGACATTCTGGAAACAGATGAAACTGAGATTGAGGCACTGGAAAACAGAATAGAAAAGGAATTTGCCTTATGGGCAAATGACAAGATAGAAAAAACGGGACTTATGGATTTTTATCAGGTACAGGAGTTAGTATTTTTAACAACTATGTTAAACGGAGAATGCTTTATCTATTTAAATTATTTTGAAACTCCTGGTAATCCTTATAATTTAAAACTGGAAGTCATAGAGCCTGACAGAATTGTTACCCCGAATGAAAAAAATAGTGACAAAACAGTGGTAAGTGGCGTTCAGATTGATAATAACGGAAGAATAGCTGGATATTATGTCCTTGATAAACATCCGAATGATGATGAAACAGGGAATGACTATAAATATATTTCAGTATATGGAAAAGATGGACAGTTAAATATGATACATCTGGCTTTACTTGAAAGACCAAATCAGGTAAGAGGTGTTCCGATTCTGTCTCCTGTGATGGAAAGTTTGAAACAGTTGGATAGATATACTAATGCTGAATTAATGAGTGCAGTTATTAGCAGTATGTTCACTATTTTTATTGAAACAACAGGAGTGGAACAGGCAACTCTTGGAGAATTTGGAAATATTGATGAAAGTGAAAAGGTTGAAAAGAACGGAAATAATATTGAGCTTACTTCAGGGGCAGTAATGGAACTTAGTCCAGGAGAAAAAGCAAACAGTATAAATCCAGCAAGACCAAATGCACAGTTTGATCCTTTTATGACTGCAATAATCCGTCAGATAGGAAGTAGTTTAGGAGTTCCTTATGAACTTTTGGTAATGCATTTTACAAATAATTATTCTTCAAGCAGGGCAGCTTTACTGGAAGCATGGAAAAATTTCAGGAAAAGAAGGGAATGGATAGCAAGGAATTTCTGTCAGATAGTCTATGAAGAATGGCTGAGGGAATCAATTTTTTTAAAAAGAATTGATATCCCAAAATTTAATGAGGATATTCTGATAAGAAAAGCTTACAGTAATGCAATTTGGAATGGACCTTCACAAGGTCAGATAGATCCGCTGAAAGAGGCTAATGCTGCAGTAATAAAGATAAATAACGGACTATCAACACGTACAAAAGAAGTTGCAGAACTTAACGGTGGAGATTTTGAACAGAATATTAGAATTATTGACCGAGAAAATAAAATTTTAGAAAAGAAAGGAGTGAAATTGAATGGTGGAACAATCAAAGTTAAAGATAATGAATTTGAAGACTGATGACAGTGGAAAAAATGTAGAATTAACTCTATATGGAGATATAGGAGATAGTTTCTGGGAAGATATTTCTTCAAAAAGACTTGTTGAGGAACTTGAAACTTTAGATGCTGAAAACATAACTTTGAACATAAGTTCAAATGGTGGAGGAACAACTGCGGCAATAGCTATAGCAAATGCACTAAAAAGACATAAGGCAAGAGTTATAGCTAATATTGATGGGATAGTTGCAAGTGCTGCTACTATAATAACAAGTGCATGTGATGTAGTAAGGATGCCTAAAAATGCACTGTTCATGATTCATAATCCGTGGACAATAGCTATGGGAGAAGAAAAAGATTTTGAAAAAATGGCAGAAACATTATCTAAAGTAAAAAACAGCATAATTGAAACATATATTGATAAAACAGGAATGAACAAAGAAAAATTATCTGAACTGATGGATAAAGAAAGCTGGTTTAGTGCTAACGAAGCTAAAGAATATGGTTTTGTTGATGAAATAATAGAAAATACTGATATGGAAATTATCGGAAATAAAATTTTATCACATGGACTGGTATTTAATATGACCAAGTTTAAAAATTTTAAAATAGGTAACAACAGTAATGTAAATAATAAAAATGAGGAGGAAGTTATAGTGAACGAAAAAGAATTTATGGAAAAATATCCTGACCTTTACGATAAAATTGTAAATAAAGCAAAGGAAACAGGAAAAACGGAAGAAAGAAATAGGATTGAAGAGTTAGAAAACTTTGGAGTGGACAGTGAGATTATAACCAGAGCTAAATTTAAGGAACCTAAAAATTTAAGCGAAATTGCATTGGATCTTGCTAATGAAATGAAAAATAAAATGTCAGATCCGGCAGGAAATATTCCTGAACCAACTCCAAAAATTGAAGATTATAGAAATCAGAATCCACCGCTTGGAACAATGCCAAATAATGGAGTGGAAAAAACTCAGGCTGAAAAAGATAAGGAAGAAGCTGACAAAATATTAGCATTTGCTAATAAAGGAGGGATAAAGTAATGAAAATGGATTACGTTTTAGAAGGAGATCATTTAATAGTAGGTAATAAAGAACTTATAACAGTTGAACTGAAATTGTCTACTGGGAAAGTTAAAAGAGGAGATATTGTAGACAAGACAGGAGCAATAATAACAGATACAGGAAAAGTATTTGGAGTAGTAGTGCAGGATGCAGATGCAGCTAAAGGAGCAACAAAAACTGTAGTCTATACAGAGGGAGAATTTAACATTGATAAAGTCAACTTTGGAAGTACGACAAAGGACAAGGTAGTTGAGCTTTGTGCAGACAGAAACATATATTTAAGAAATTTAGGAGGTAAAGCGTAATGATATTAGATTTAACTTTAAGAGCGTTATTTTTGGTAGTAGAAAATATGCCAAAACCAAAAACATTCTTATATGATACATTTTTTGGAGATAGAGAAGCAATTGATAAGGAAGAAATCCAGATTGAATTTAAAAACGGTCATAGATATATGGCTCCATTTGTAAACAGGTATGTAAATGGGCAAGAAATGCCAAAGGAAAGATTTACAGGAAGAGTTTATAAACCGCATAAAATTGCACCAAAGAAAACTTTTACTGCCGACCAGTTTGCGTTTGAAAGATTTGCAGGAGAAAATCCATTTAATCCGTTAAGTCCTGAAGATAAAAAAAGAAAACTTGTACTGGAAACTTTGACGGAACAGACTGAACAGATAAAAAGAAGATGGGAAGCTATGGCAGTAGATGTTTTATATAATTTAACATTAACTGTTGAAGGAGAAGGAATAACTGATAAGGTGGAATTTTATGATACTTCCTCTACTGAACATCATACTAATGTTGCTACAACTTGGGATCAGCCTAATTCAGACCCGATTCAAGACATTAAAGGAGCATTGAGAAGTATAACAGAAGCAGGGGGGACAAGACCAAATGCTATCATATTAGATCCTAAAGCATCAGATTTATTTCAGAACAATGCTAAAGTAATAGAAAAGATGAACCTACGAAATTATTATGTAGGACAAGTCAAGCCGGAAACTGAGGGAGTGAATGGAGTAATCTATATAGGAACTTTAACAAACTTAGGACTTGATATTTACGAATATCAGGAATTCTACGATTATAAAGATAATGGAGTTATCAAAACAAAAAAATTGATACCTGACTACACTGCATTACTTGCTCCAAAAGGAAATATTGTTAAATTTGCTGCTGAAAGCACAATAAAGGATGGACTTATAAGAGGAGAACTGATACCTAGAAAATTTGAAAATGAAGAAAATGATAGCATAAGTATCAGAACAATTTCTAAGCCAGTTTTAGTGCCTATAAATACAAAATCTTTAAGAGTATTGAAAGTGAAGTAGGTGAATAGATATGACATATAAAGTATTAAAACCACTGGTTTACGGTGGGATAGCATATGCTGAGGGACAGGAAGTAGATATTATAGAAAAATCTGTTGCTGAAAACTGCCTTGAAAGAGAGCTTATAGCTGAAATAACTGATGCCGAAGTAGATAAAACCGAAGTGACAGAAGAAACAGACAGTACAGAAATAACTGAAAATAATGAAGAGAATGAAGATGCTACTGAAGAAGTAGTGTCTTCTGAAACTTCTGAAGAAACGACAGAAAATGTTGAAGAAACAACTGAAGAGCAGAAAAAGAATAATAAAAGAAATAGAAAATAGTAAATAAGAAAAAATAGACAGTAGGTGATGTTATGGGATTTAAGGAAGTAGTTGATGATGATATTCAGAATATATTTCTTAATTCTTCAGAATTTGGCACAGAACACACTCTAAATGGAAGAAAGGTAATATGTGTTATTGATGAAGAAAAGTTTCAAAATAAGCAGAAGAATGGGCTCATAACACAGGAAGATGGAGTTTATCAGAACGGATTTACTTTATTTATTGGAAATCCGTATCTGAAATTACAGCCCCACACTGGAGAAACACTAAAATTGGACAATATAAAGTATGAGGTCGTGGCAAGTAAACATGACATGGGAATGTATGAGATTGACTTAGTCAGAAACGAGGAAATTTAGATGTTGAATATAAAACTTGATGAAAGTAATCTAAGACAGATAGAAAATGTTCTTGAAACAATGCCTAATCAGTTACCTGGTGCAATAGCAAGAGCTATTAATCGAAGTTTGGCTATGACTAAGACAGAGCAATTAAGACGTACTACTTCTATGTATACAATAGCAAGAGGAAAATTAGCAGAAAGTATTAATGTATATAATGCAAGTTCTGGAAATTTAACTGGAAAGATATATTCTAGTGGAAAAGTTATTGGAATGAATCATTTTAAATTAACTCCTAAAGTAAGACTTAAAACTAAGAAAATGGTAACAGTGTCAATAAAAAAAGATGGGATGAAGTCTTTACCAAACGCTTTTATTGCATACAGAGATGGAAGATTAGGAGCATTTGAAAGAAGTGGTAATTTTAAAAGTATAACTTTAAAAAATGGAAAAACTTCAAAAAGAGAAACAATAAAAAGATTAATGAGTCCATCAGCTCCACAGATGTTAGGAGAAATGAGTATTTTGGATTACTTGCAAGGCTTTGCGGAAGAAAAATTCAATATGAGATTTGAGCATGAAATGGGGAGGCTTATTAAATGATACAGCATACAGAAAAACATTTATATGATTTCCTGAAAAAAATCATGGAAGAAGAAACCATGAAGGATAAAGGTTTTAAAGTATATCGTGGTTTTCTTCCTTCTAATAAGTTTGAAGACCGGGAAAACGGAAAAAAAACAAATGACTACTTCCCTTTCATAATTTTAAGAGCAGTTGAATTTTCTCAGGAAAGAGAAAATTTCAATGACTATAACAGTTTTGCTGATTTTGAAATATGGATTGGAACTAAGGAAGAAAAGGAAGAGTATTATATAAATAATCTTGCTGTCGGAGACTACATCAGAGAGAAAATGCTCGAAGAAAGTACCAAAGATGGAAGTTTTGCTATTGATCAGACAAAAGAGTTTAAAGTGACGTTTCATAGTGACGCTTCAGAACCATATTTTTATTCAAGAATAACTTTTTCTGTCTATGCCGAGCAGATAACATCAAAAATAGAAATGTTTAGAAGAATAGTGAAATAAGGAGGAAGTAATGAGTGAGACAATGAACGGAACAATAAAAGAGGAAACAAAATATATTTATCTCGGAAGAAACATAGATTTGCCTGAATTCAGATTTACTAAAGGCAATGTATATTACGGAGATAAAATAGAAGAATTAAAGAAAAAATATCCATTGCTGGATAAATTGTTGGTAAATGTTGAAGAATTAGCAGGATATGAAAAAAATGAATTATTCCTTGAAAAAATATCGCAGGAATTAAAAGAAGAAATAAAAGGAGGGAGTGAATAATGGCTTATAAGCATGGAACATATCAGACAGAAGTTGCATCTGATATTACTTTACCTGTAATACTTGACTATGGACATTTCATAGTTGGAACGGCTCCGGTTCATAAGGTAAAAAAAGATAAAAGAAAAATAAATGAACTTGTAAGATTAGCTAACTACAGGGAAGCTGTTGAATATTTTGGAGATACTTATGACTTAGATTTTTCAATTTCTCAGGCAATAAAAGTATTCTTTGAGTTATATGCTGTAGGGCCTCTATATGTTGTAAACATATTTGACCCAGCAAAGCATAAAACATCAAAGAAAACTGAACAGGGACTGGAAGTGAAAGGTGGAAAAGTATTAGTCAAAAATCATAAGATAATGACTGATACTCTTGTAGTTAAAGATAATACTACATCGCAGCCTATAGCTGATGCCCTAACAGTATGGACAGAAGAAGGACTTGAAATATATGCCAAGCCTTCAACGGGAACAAAGATAGATATTGAGTATGAGGAAGCGGATTTGTCGGCAGTCACTAAAATTGAGGCAATAGGTGGATATCATGCTGATAGTATGAAAAGGACAGGACTTGAACTGATTAATGATATATTCCTGAAATTTTCAGAACTTCCGGCATTTATAGATGTCCCTGATTTTTCGCATGAATCAGATGTTGCTGCAGTTATGGCTACTAAAGTAACTAATATTAACGGTGGAATGTTCGAATCTATGGCATTAATAAATGCACCAGTTGATAAAAGATACGACGAGATTCCCGGATGGAAGGACAGTAAAAATATACTGGATAAAGATCAGTTAATTTTATATGGAATGATTGGACTTGCTGGGAAAAGATATTATCAGTCATTACATTATGCTGCTTTATCAATGTCTGTTGACAACGAAAATGATGGAATACCTTCACAGTCTCCATCGAATTATAAGTATAAGATGGATTCATTATTATATAAAAATTCTCAAGGAAATTTTGAAGAAATAATACTGGACAGGGAAACGCAGGCTAACTTCTTGAATAAAAACGGAGTAATAACAGCTATCAGTTTCAAAGGCTGGAGAAACTGGGGAACTGAAACCGCTAAAAATCCATTAGCAACTGATCCAAAAGATAAATTTTCTTATTCAAGAAGACTGTTCAAATATATTGGTAATGAACTTGTCATAAGTTATTTTGACAGAGTGGATAAGAAATTCTCATTGAAATTAGCAGAAACTGTCACAAAATCAATGAATATTAGACTTAATTCACTTGTTGCATCTAACAATTTTTTAGAAGCCAATGCCGAATTATCTGCTGAAGATAATAATTTAATCAACATAATCAACGGCGATATTACCTGGATAATAAACTTAGGAATAATTCCAGGGCTAAAATCTATGACATTTAAGAAAAAATACGACGTGAATGCGTTAACTGAATTTGCAGGAAAACTGAAAGAAATAGGAGGTTAGATAGATGCAGAAGAATAAAATACCTAATGGTCTAATTGATGCCGAAATATATATAAATGGCTCAAATAATATGGCTGGGACAGGAGAAGTGGAACTGCCAAATATTGAGTATGCCACAATCACTTCGGAACAGATGGGATTAGCCGCGGAAGTAGAAATGCCTTTAATCGGAAGATTTAAAAAGCTTGAAGCTAAAATTAAGATGGACACTGTCGATGATTCTTTAATAGGATTTAACAATGAAGAACCACTTCTCGTTGAATTTAAAGGGGCATATCAGTATACAAACAAAGTAACGCATGGAGTAGGTCTGGGCGACATAGATGCCACATTTAAAGGCATGATAAAAAAGATGGATGGAATTAAAGGAAAGCCTGGGACTAAAATGGAAACAAGCTTTGACATAGGTTGTACTTATTATAAGCTTACAATAGGTGGAAAAACTATAATTGAGATAGATGTACTTAATAATATAAGTAACATAAACGGAGCTACTAACTCTAAATTGAGAAGATATCTAGGACTAATATAAAAACAGGAGGTAAAAAATGGCAGAAATAGTTAAATTAAATCAGGAATATACTCTTGATGGGAAAAAATATACAGAAATTGAATTGGATTTTGAAAGCTTGACAGGGAAAAAATTGTTAATAGCTGAAAGTGAATTTAAAAAGAGAAATAAAGGAGCAGCTGTAAAAGAACTTGAAGACGGATGGTTGCTTACTGTAGCTGAAAAGGCAAGCGGAATAAAATATGGAAGTTTGCTTGAACTAAAAGGAAAAGATTATATAAAAGTAATAAATTCAGCAAGAAATTTTATAGTAGTCTCGGATTCAGAAGAGACTACTGCAGATACAGGGAACGAGGGGGAAATGAATCAGGAAGAGATTTTGGGAACAGAGTAAGTCAAAATATACAATTACAGGATATAGTGACTGATTTACTAGAAGTCTTGAATATGAAAAATGATTTTAAAAGCAGTCTGAATATAAGCTATGAAACATTAATGTCTTGTAGCTTATATGAACTGACTGGTTACTGGAGTATAAGGGCAGAGGAATTAGTTCAGGAAGCTGAAATACGGTATGAAAATAGTAAGGAATAAAAAAAGGATGACATTTAGTCATCCATTCCAGATTTGATAGTTATATAAAACATAATAGCTAACAGCATTAATAAAAAGAAACCAAATGCCCCTAATGCACTAACCATTATAACTGCTGAAAAAATAAAGAAAAGTATGCTTAATGGAGCTCCTAGAAAAAGAGCTATAGGAGTAATAATTGCAATAAGTATTTTTTCCCAAAGTTTAAATTTATATTCTTCGTTTTCTCTATATATTCTATTTTTAATTTTTTTCATATTAATCACCTTTTTAAGTTTTATATAAATATTATACAACTTAAATATAAAAAAGACAATAGAGAGGAGGTAAAAATGTCAAAAATGATGGAACTGGGTTTTGTGATTACAGCAAGTACATTGGGAGCAATGGCTGGATTTGCAAAATTGAGTAGCGGATTACAGAAAGTTAAAGATGATACGGATAGTCTTGCTAAAACTGCTAAAAAACTGGATACTTTTGACAAAGCAAGGGAAAGATTGAATCATTTGAATAGTGAGTACATGAAATCTGCAGAAATGTTAAAAAAATTAAAAGAAGAATATGCCCGTACTGGAAAAGGAAATGCTGAATTTGCAAAAAGAATAAAAGAAGCTGAAACTCACGTTGCAAGTCTGAATAGACAAAAACAGGCACAAGAACGTACATTCCAAAGAGCTCGTAGTTCAATTGAAGAAGAAGGTCATAGTCTTAAAACTTATAGAGAGACACTTGCTAAAGTAAATAAAGAACTGAAAATAAATGAAAATTTAAAAAAAATACAGGATAGTCATGATAAAAAAATGGCTTTTCTTGATAAAGCACAGCAATATGGAGATAAAGTATTAAGAAGAGGAGCTATAGCAGGAGCTGTAACATTAGCACCTTTAAAAATTTATATGGATGTTGAAGAGTCTCAAGCAGATTTACGAAAAATGCTTGGAGATGAAGCACAGAAGTATTATGGAGCTTTGAGAGAAATTTCAGATAATTCTCCTTTAAGCCAGCCGGAAGTTTTTGAAATAGCTGGATCTTTGGCACAATCTGGAGTAGCAAGTGAAAATCTTGTTGAATTTACTAAAAAAGCTAATCAGCTTAAAGTTGCTTTTGACATTACTACACAGGAAGCTGGACAGTTTCTTGCTAAGACAAAAGAACAGCTCGGATTGACTAAAGAGGAAATGTTTTCATTTGCTGATACTATCAATTATATGTCTGATAATACTGCCTCTACTGCATCACAATTAGTAGATTTTTCTCAGAGAGTAGGTTCAGTAGCAAGAACTGCTAATGTATCAAAAGAAGCAAATATTGCATTAGGAGCAACTCTTATTGCTACTGGAACAGAAGCAAATGTGGCTGCAACAGGAATAAAACAGTTATATTTGGAACTTGGGAAAGGAGCTGACACTAAGAAAAAAGCTAATGCTTTATCTTTTTTAGGAATAAATGGAGAAACTTTAGCACATGATATGGCAAGAGATGCAGAGGGAACTATTTTAAGTGTACTTGAAAAAATAAAGAGTTCCCATGCCGGAGATAAAATTGGGCTACTGACAGATATATTTGGCGAACAGGCAGCAAACAGTATAGCAACATTGGCAAATGATACTGATAAATTAAGAGAAAATTTATCAAAAGCTAAATCTGAAATGGCAAATGGAGCGGTTGAAAAAGAATATGCTGAGCGTATGAAAACATTAGGGACACAATTAAAGGTAGCCAAAAATCAGTTGATGAATTCTTTGGCTGATGTAGGTTTAGCATTAGCTCCTTCTATAAAAAATTTATTGACAGCAACTAAACCAATACTTGAGAATATAGCAACTTGGATAAAACAAAATCCAAAGTTGACTAGTGGATTAATGAAAGCGGTAGGAGTATTTGCTTTATTTAATATAGGAATGGGAACTATTTTGAAGACTGGCTCTCCAATGCTAAAATTTATATTTACAATTTTTACTACCTTCAATAAATTGAAAGCTGCAGGAGGAATTGTAAAAGGATTTTCTAGAGTATTTCCAACGTTATCTAAAATGGGAGGATTATTAACAAATCCATGGATATTAGCAGGAGCTGTAATAATAGGAATATTTGTATTGTTATACACTAAATCTAAATGGTTCAGGGATGGAGTAAATAATGCTGTAAAGCAGATAATACCACATGTTAAAGAGTTAGGACGATTACTTAAAGAATATTTAGGTGCTGCTATGACATGGATATCAAATAAAAGTAAATCTGCTGGTGAAACTATGAAAAAAGTTTGGAATACATTGAAACCAATACTTTCTGTAGTAGGGAAAATAATCAAAGTTGTAATAATAACTGCGATTCAATTTGTGATTTTTAGAATAAGAAGCATGATGGCAGATTTTAAATTGATTGTTACCGTAGTTAAAGGCGTATTTAATATGGTCAAAGGGATTATAAAAGCAGCTATTGGAGTAATAAAAGGAATTTTTGGAATCTATGTAGCATTTGTAACTGGAAAATGGAATGAAATTCCTAAAATAGCACAAAGTGCATGGAATATGGTTAAAAGTGGAATAAGTAATTTTGTGGAAGGTGCTAAAGGAATTCTAAATGGTTTATTTAACTGGTTTGGTGACAAATGGAATGCTTTAAAAAATTTAGTGACAAATAATCCTATTACTGTGAAAGTGAAAGAAACTTGGGATAAAGTAACTGGTGGTGGACAAGGAACCCCAAAAAAATGGACAGGAACAAATTATTTTGAAGGTGGACTTACAACGGTTGCGGAACGTGGAGCGGAAATGATTAGAATTCCAGGACAGTCTCCATTTATTGCACAGAGTGAAATGATGATGAACTTGCCGAAGGGTACTGAAATACTCAATGCTTCACGGACA